TTGAAGATGACTTAGGTGAAAACGTAGATAACTATACACTAATGGAACTGTCGCAAGTCATATATGAATTTCTAGAAGTCTACAGAGAAGAAGAAGACTTAGGTGACCTAAACTTCTTTAACCATGCTTGGCTTAGCTTTGATGGTCTTATTGTCGACTTTACTTGGGAACAATTTGAAAATTCGATTAGCAGCACTGAAAATCTAGAAGAACGTTATTACGATTAAGGAGTTAACATGAGTTTTATAGATTTTGTTCAAGATGTCAATTCTTGGCAAATGTTTAAAGAGGTAGAGGAACAAAAAGAATATAAAGACGAACGTCTTATTAAATACATAGAAAAGATTATAGAAAAAGAAGAGTATTTAAAATTTGATGCTTCTTTCTTTGCTAACTTCCCGTTAGCTAAAGTTAAGCGTATTGGTGAATACAACACTTCTAAAAAAAGAATTGTCTACGTCTATCCAAAGAAACATCGGACAGTTCTTAAAATAGTCTCTTTCTATATACTAAAAAACTACGGTGATAAGTTTTCTGAAAACTCTATTGCCTATACTAAAGGTCGTTCAGTCCGTTCAGCATTTAAAATGTTAAAGAGATTCAAACTAAAAGAAGGCGACGTTGTCTACAAAAACGACTTCTCAGATTATTTTAATTCAATTGACATAGATTTACTTGATACAAAAGTTAAGGCATTCCTTAACAAGGATATAGATTTATATTCCATTATTATGTCTTTATTAAGAGAAACGAAAGTATTGGACAACAAAAAAATAGATGAACCACAAAAAGGTGTTATGGCTGGTTCACCTATTGCCGGAATTCTTGCAAATATATTTATGGACAACCTAGACAAGAAGATGTTAAAAAAAGGTTATAAATATATTAGGTATGCAGATGATACACTTATAGTTGGTAAAGAAGCTCTCGACTTCTTTATCTCTGAAATAGAAAGTCTTGGCATAACCTTTAACGAAAAGAAGACAGAAGTATTTAACATAGAGACTGGTATTACTTTCTTAGGTTTTATTCACATAGGCAATAAGATAGATATATCAGATAAAGCTAAACAAAAGATGAAGTCTAGATTTAAAAGACGTGCGAAGTGGTATAGGCAATGGTCCAAAAGAAGAAATGTGCCAATCGAAACTGCCGTTAAAGATTACATTAAGAAAATAAACTTCAAACTTTATTCTGAACAAGAAGATTCCATTAACTGGTCCCGCTGGTACCTACCCAATATAAATACCGAAGAAAGCCTTAAATACTTAGACCAATATTATATAAGAGCGATAAGATATTTATGGACAGGGGATTGGAATCAAACAAAGAAACACTACTCTTTATCTTACGAAAAGATTAAAGAATTAGGGTTTCAAAGTCTTGTCAATACTTATTATAAAATAAAAAGCGGAAAAATCGAAATTTAGCACAGATGAAACATATATTATATTATGTAAGAGTATTTTGGCACCTCTGCAAATACACACTATGTTACTAAGGAGAAAAAGTTTATGGCAAAAGTTATAAAAGAGTCAAGAGGTGTGGTCAAGAGCTTTAACCCTGTAAAGGGTTATGGATTCATTTCCTGTACTGATGACCTCGACAAAGATATATATGTCCACTATACACAAATTATAATGGAAGGTAAGCGTACTCTTGAAGTAGGCGACCAAGTCGAATTTGTCTACAAAGACTTCGAAGATAAAGGCTTAAGAGCCTATCAAGTTAAAAAAATAAACTAAAAAGATAAACTAAGGAGATTAAAAAGTATGGCTATTGATTATAAAGTTTTAGCGGATTATTTATTAGACGGTTTTATAGATATGAATGGTTTAGAAGGAGCCGTTCAATATCTTATGGGCTACGGTTTTGAAAAAGAGGAGCTTCTTGAATTAGGCTTTGAATTAGAAACCATTGAAAATGCTATGCAAGATTTAGATGAAGATTACCGTGAAGAAAATATGCATTATGGTGGTCTAACTTCAGAAAATAAAAGTGGACTAGCTAGAAGACCTTTCTGGAACTATGCTTACCAAGTTGCTTTAGATGACTATAACTTTAGTGATGACGAAGCTCATGAAGTAGCTGAATTTGCTGATGACATCTATACTACATCTAATGTTCCTTTAGACGGAATCTACTTAGTTGAATTTATCTGTGAAAACTTCTATAGATTACCAGATAAATATTCTGACATTGTTGATTTTGTAATTGACGCTGTCAGAGAACAATCACCACTTAGTCTTTAAATCCAACGAGATATAAAAAATGTCTACACAAAACCTATTTAATTCAAAAGGTCTCTACCACAACATTCAAGCAAAACGTGATAGAATTGCAAAAGGTTCTAAAGAACGTATGAAAAGACCCGGAGAAAAGGGAAGACCTACAGCTCAAGATTTTAAAGATGCTGCTAAGACAGCAAAAAAAGATAATAAATAATTAGAAAGGTCGAAGACATGGCAAAAGATATAGACTTAAAACCAACCGACAGTATGGTTAAAGCAGCACAACGTGGTCTTGACCTAAGAAAAGAATATGGACGTGGCGGAACTGAAGTAGGAATCGCTCGTGCAAGAGATATTGTCAATCGCAAGAACCTAAGCCCAGATACTGTCAAAAGAATGTTTTCTTTCTTTTCAAGACATGAGGTTAATAAAAAAGCCAAAGGTTTTAGAAAAGGGGAAGAGGGCTACCCTTCTAATGGTCTTATTGCTTGGCTACTCTGGGGTGGAGACCCTGGATTTAGTTGGTCAAGAAAAAAAAGAGGACAACTAGAAAAGAAAGCAAAAAAAGAATCTTTCATTAGTGAAAGAACAAAAGAAGAAATGCAATCTGGAATCACCATTGCTAGTAATAATGTATATAAACATATGACTGAGCAGGAGATTAATAGAGAAGTTCTTAAGGCTATTGACCTCATGAGTCCAGAAGCTTTAGAAAAAATGGACGACCAAGAAGTGTATGATTTCGTATTTGGTTTAATTCGTGGTAAGTTAGAGATAGAAGAATGGTCAAAACTAAAAAAGTTTTTAGACGGTCTTGACTATAACTTCTCTTACAGCTACAACCTGTTAGACAACAATAAAAAAATTTATACACCATCTAGCTTGAATTATCGACACTCTTCAATTCATCACTTAATCGTCATTCTAATTTCAAAGGTATCCACCAAGCAAGGATATGATAATCCTTATTCAACAACCTTTACATTAAAACTTATACAAGGTCGTCTTGTCCTGTATCTTCCAGAGGTAGATGAAGTTTATGAATTCATAGCTTATAATTCTCAAGGAAGACCCCAAAAGATTGTAAGAGAAGAATATAGATTTCTTCCTGGACTAGAAGACTTCTAATAACTACAAAAAAGTAAGGAGAGTTTATGAGTAAAACAACAATATTTGAAATAGACTTTCCAGTCTTACCAGGAAAATTATCTTTAGATGAAGAACAACTGACCAAATTTATAGATAAAAACTACAACCCAATACATAGATATGCTTCTTTAACTCTTCAAAAAATAGTTTATAAATTTTTTGAAAAAAATGAAGAAGAGTTTAAAAAATTTATTCCTAAGTTGTATGAATTAGAAGGAACTGGTTATTATTTAACTTCAGAACATATAGACAACTTTGTAATAGACTATGAAAATTCAAACAGTCTGTCTGAATTTTTTAAAAACAATTATTTAGGTAAAAGCAGACGTTCTTATTACAATCAATTAATAATGGAAAGAATTGTATTAGAAATTCTACAAAACAAAGAAAATAAAGAATATGTTAGCAATTTAGTTAAAAACTACCTAGAAAAAGATAATATATTAACAAGTTTATATTATGAAAATAAGTATCAAAAAAAGTTTTTTGATTTAATGGGCTATAACGAAGATAGACAATACTTTACAATATTAATAAGACAATCAGAATTTGATTCAAAAGAAACACTTATGTGGACAGAACGTCGGCGTTTTAACTTTATATCGCAAGGTGGTCCAGTTTTTTTAGCAATAAGAGAACATGTTGACTCGGGTAATGTCGGAACTTCTGGCACGATTGAACTTTATCATATCGGCGGTAAGTTTGTCCTAGATATTATAGGTGATGCTGGAAGGGTTGTCACAGAAATCTACAAAGTAGACCCCGACACCTACAGACCTATTAAGGTAAAAATATGAAAAAAGATATTATTTATTCTACAAACGGTGAAATAGTAGACTTTTCCAATCTCTTAAGAAACGCAAATGATTCTAGACCCACAGAAGTAAAAAGCTTCCCAATAATATTTCAAAGGATATTTAATGTCTTTAAAAATATTTCGGATTCTTCGGAAATATCATTCCTTGCAACTGAGGCTAGAATAGGTACAATAAACTCTAGACTAAATAAAAACTATTCAAAATTAATATCTCGTGCAAATAAATTACCAGCTTCGTCACTTCTAGACATGATAGAAAAATTAGACAACTTTGATTTTGCAATAGATTTTTACATCGAAATGCATCAACTAGTTATTGAATTTACAAACCCCGAACGTAATGAAAGAGTCTTACTAGTTATGAGAGCTTTTTCACGTTCTGGACCAGTTAAAATTACAAGGGACATTTTAGGAGTATGAAAAGATGTCCGAGATTAAAGGAGATACTATGAGTAAAAAAGTATTTAAAGAAAGACAGTTTAATTTAGGGATTGTCGAATCCTATAAAAAATCAGAATCCAAAGACTCTGCTATTCTCGGGTCATTTAATGTTAAAGGTATGACTGTTGAAAACATGGTCAGCCAAAACAAGACTAAATATTCTGAAGCTGTGTGGAAACAGCCTACCGCATTTGGTAAAGGTGGAAAATTCCTTGACGAGAGCGGTAAACTAAAACCATCGACACTGTTTGGCTCAGTAGACCACCCAATTGACAATCGTGCAGAATTATTACTGCAAGAAGCTGCTATTGCTTGGTATGACGTCAATCGTAACGAGAATGGCTCCTGGGACGGTTCAGCACACATTCTGAATAATCCGCAGGGTCGTATCGTAAAAACGTTTCTAGACTATGCTAACGAGGTTGGTGGCGGTGAATTACTTGGTGTCTCTTCTAGAGCACTTGGAGAAAGCCAACTTGTAGAAGCTGGTGGAGAACAAGTAGAAGCCATTGTCCCCGAATCATTTGAACTTATGTCATTTGATTTTGTCTACAACCCAAGTTTCCAAACTGCTGTAGCTCGTATCAATGAATCTACAGGAAGAAAAAGAATTGTTCTTGCTGAATCAGTTCGTAAACTTGCAAATGATGACAACTTAAATGCAGACATCTATAACAACTTTGCAAATAAGATTGAAAAAATTGATGAAGAATATAAAGAAACTCATAAAAAAGAAATAGCACTTGAAGGAAAATCTTTAAAAAATGCAAAAGAAAAATACCTACGGGAACTAAGACAAGAAGAAAAAAGATTGCATGACGCACTTCACGAACTTAAAATGATGTCAGATGATGAGTTTGCTCAAACTAATTCTGGAGACAGAAGCAAACTTTTAAAAGTCGTAAAAGAAGAATACGACGAAATATGTGAAGCTATTGACACCTTGGAACAAGAACAAGAAGGTAAGTCAATGGTGGAAGATATGACAGAGGAGAGTAAAATGAAAGAAAATAAAAAAGCAGTAATGCAAGAAGAAAGTGTAGATACAGTAAAAGATGAAACTGTAGAAACACCTGCGGAAAATCCCGTAGAAACCGTTGAAACACCTGAAGTAACTCCTGAAGTAACTCCTGAAGTTACTGAAGAAGAAACTGCAGAAGAAGCAGCACCTGCTGTTGAAGAATCAACTGAAGCAGATAATAAAGAAGTAATTACTGAAGCAGAAGAAGATGAAGAAATGACAGATGAAGAAATGTCAGACCTCGAAGACGCTGCTGCAGAAGTTGCTGAAGAAATCGAAGACACAGAAGAAGAGTTAGAAGTCGACACTAGTTCTGAGCCAACACTCGGAGAATTGTCAGCAGAAATCATGGCACTTAGAGAACTGTTGCTAGAACTTCGTGATTTCTTAATGCCTGTAGAAGACGCCGAAATCGAAGTCCCTGAAGAAGACGAAGCACCTGAAGAAGATGCTGAAGAAGATGCTGATGATGAAGATAGCGGAGAACCTGCAGACGATTTAGATATCGATTTAGATGAAGAAGACTTAGATAAGCTTTCTGACGAAGAGTTAGAATACTTAGCTAATCTAGAACTCTAGAACCACCAAAAATTGTTAAACAATCCCTTAAACAAATAGGGAATAAAATAAACGCAGTTTGTAGTTGACAGTAAAAGTTAAAAAAAATAATATAAAATACAAAGGAGATTTACATAATTATGGCTATTACTAAAGAACAAATTCTTCAGAAATTAGCTGAACGTAAAGCAGAATCAAGAAAAAAATCTGCAAAAACTCCTGTAGTCAAAAGACCTTTAAAAGAAGGCAGAGATTCTGCTTCTAATCGTCGTGTATTAAGCGAAACTTCTCGCCGTGATGTACGTGGTCCTAGAACTATCAGTGAAGTCGTTCAGCAAAGAACCGCTGGAATGAAACCAGAACAAAAACATTTATACAAAGTATTATCAGAGAACATTGCACAAGCTGCTAATGTCCTCAATGAAGCTACTCAAGCAAGTGGCGGAGGCTTCGGTAGTCCTTCTACCTTTGGTGCTATTGGTCAAGGAGCCGGTGTTGGACAAGTTATTACTTTCTTCGACATCTTCTTCGGCTATTTCCCGAACTTAATCGTTCCTGAAATTGCTTCCACACAACCAATTAGAACCGAACGTGCTATGATTTTCTACTACCAATCAGTTGCTGGTTCTACAAAAGGCAATGTAACTGCTGGTGATGTATTAATTAGCCCATTCAGAATTAACACTGACCGTAACTATACTTCCGATTTAATCGATGTACCTGTTACTATCAATGGAACCTCTGTTTCTTCAGGAGCTCGCCCTCTCTGGGGACCATTTGTCGCTCGCTCTTTAACTATTGAAGGTGCAACTTTAACTTTCGCTACTGACACTACCTTTACTGGTAGTTTAGGCGGAAATGCAATTAGTAACGGTACTGTTACTTTAAGTGACGGACAAATTACTGTCGCATTTACTACTGCTACTGAACTTACTGCTGCCCCTGCAGTACGTTATGCATATGACAACAGATACGCACCTACTCAAGTACCTGAACTCAATGCTAACATTGATTCACGTGAAATTACCGCTCTTCCACGTACAATCAAAACTAACTACTCATTCCAAGCTGGTTTCGGATTCGAAGCTCAGTTCGGCGTTAAATTAGAAGACAAACTTGCTGAAGCTGCTATGTATGAATTAAAACGTGAAGCTGACTTAGACTTCGTGTTTGAAATCATGAATGCTGCTCCTGTGCAAATTGTATGGAACCGTGCTGCTGGTGTAGCTAACGGATTCTACGAATGGCATAAACTTTCATTCCGTGATGCTGTTGTCGGAGCTTCTAACCACATCTTCAAAATTTCTAAACGTGTTCGTGGTAACGTCCTCTTAGTAGGACCTGTTGCTCAAAGCATCGTTGAAACTTTACCTGAATTTGTTGGTCAAGACTTCGGTTCACAAATTGGCGGACCTGCTGTCATCGGAAAATTAAAAGACATCAAAGTTATCGCTATTCCTGACTTAGCTGACAATGATTGGGCTGTTATCTACAAAAATGAACAAGACAACTTAGACGCTGGTATCGTCTTTGCTCCTTACATTCCTGTAGTAGCTACTCAACCAGTTACTTTAGATGACATGGTTATCCGTCGTGCATACACTATGTCCTACGGTAAACTTGTCACTAACGCTGACTACTTCGTCAAAGGAACCATCATTAATGACCCTGTAGCACTTCCTGTGTTCTTAGTCACTAAAGATGGTAACGTTGCTGGAACTGGTAATGTTGGTGACTTAGGTGAAGACGCTGTATTACCTGTCGCACCTTTATTCCCAGGTGAAACTGCTTAACTAAGTAATTAAACATTTATTACCTATACATCAGCCTTCGGGTTGGTGTATAGCCATGAGTGCTTAATTATAAGTCTACACAGTGAAGCATACAGTTATAAGACAAAGACAAGCACACTATATATAATGACTCCTTACCTGCTTAACAGGTTTTAAATAAACTTTCAATTTTAAAATTTTAATTTCAGAGGAGAATAATTTTATGTTAAGTGATTATTTATTTTATGTTTTATCTAAAGAATGGAAGAGACCATTAAAAGAAATTGATGTTCGTAATGTCTACAAAAAGGATTACGGATACCTACTTCTAATCAATGTGTTAGGTATTCCTGAAGAAAGATTACTCGTTGATGTTATGGATAATAACCTAGTCATCACAGGAGATGTTGAACTTGAGGAAATTGATTTTAGAAATAGTGTTTCCTATGAATTATCTTTAGAAGGCATCGAAGTAAAAAACATTGACTACACAGTCAGTGACGGTCTGCTTTTTGTAGAAATTCACGAAGATAAACCAAAAGCAAGAAAAATTAAAGTTAACAAAAAGTAATTAGTATTTAAATTAAAAGCAGGTAAGGAGCATAATTATGAATGAAGATATTTTAAAACAAGATTTAAGAACTCTCTTGTATGCACTATTTGTCACCGTCCCAGGTGAAGAAGAAGAGAGTCAAGCAGCTTTAGACTCTGAAATTAAATCTATATTTTTTGAAAATCCAACAGAATACTTTGAAGTTATTGGCTACGAAGGTTATCCAGTTTATACAAATAAAAAACGTTGGTATGAATACAGCGTGTTTGAAGATTCTAAAGACTTACATGCTATTATTGAAATTGAAACCCCTCGAGGAAAAAATATTAAAGTCGGCTACAACATGGCAAACAATAGTCTAAGCTTCTCTGAAGATGGCGGCTCAGTTAAATTCTATAACTTCTTAAGTAGTGGCAGTGAAGATACTTTAGAAGAGTTTATTATTTTAGAAGAGTTTATTATTATAATGGAGAGACTATTAGATTTATAAGGAGGACTATAAATGCTAAAAGATTTTGACAATGCATTTACAAATAAAATTAAAAAATGGTTCTCCAACACCATATATGCAAATACAGCAATTGTCTACAACGTTGCTTATAACCTTGTTGATGACCCAACTACTGAATTAAGATTTCCTTTAATATCAATATACAGACCCGCAGGTTTCTCATTATCAGAGAAACAAAACTTCGCAGCAAAACGACAAGGAATAGAGTATTATTATAATCAAGACGATAATAAAAGTAGTCTTGCAAGATTTATGTCTGCTGTATTACCTTATCAATTAGATATATACACAAAATCCCCAGAAGATTTAGATGACATCACTGAAAATATAATGCAAGCCCTAAACTTTGAACCAACACTAACGGTAAGTCAAAAAGATGCCGAGACCGGCGAGATATACAGTGAAAGGTATGATATCGTCTATTCCAACGGACCCGCAGAACAAAGTGAGTTTCAAAACGGTGATAGGATATACCACTACTCAATTGTTTATGAAATTCCAAATGCTCGTTTAGTCAACTTCAAGACTCAGCAGTCTGTTGGAGAAGTTGAACTTGGTGTTGAAGTTGATGAAGAAGAAATTTAAAGCTGAAGAGAGGCGATATAATGAAGCTTATACTTTTTGACAGACGCAAGTACGAAGAAGCAATACGGAGATTAAAAGCCAAAAATGCACCTGATTACATTATCGAAGCTTATGAAGAAGGTTATGGTAGTGTAGTCAATGCATACTACAAGATAAAACTAGAAAGACGCATTAATGGCTTATCTAAGTATTCTTTAAATGAATCGACAGAGTACCTAGAACTAGGTAAACAAATTGACCTAAAGTTTATTCAAGAAGCTTTAACAAAATCAGATATTGACTTTCTCAAAGCATTCTTTCAAATGACAAACCTAGACATTGTCACAGGAGAAAAGCTACCACCCAACGCAGGTCAACTCATTAAACAAGGCATGTCTCTTAGGGGAAAAAGCCTTAAAGACTTATATAAAAAATTAAAGTAAAAGGAGTAATTTAAATGGCTATCAATATAAATGTTCAGGTTGCACGTTCAGTTCCTAGAATCAACGAAGATGGGCTGACACTGGTCATTTTCAAAAATGCAAGAAAGTTAGCAGGTGTTACAGATACAATTGTCTCTGTAAATACTTTGCAAGACCTGTATACTAATTTTGGGGACTCTACTGATATCTCCACTTTAGCTGTAGCAAAAGAGCTTTACGTTGCAGAATATTTAGTTAGAGCAGGAGTAAACTTGCTTTGTTATTCAACAGCAACAGTTGGTTCAATTGCTTCAGCCGATATTACAAACATCGAAGACGTTGAAGTATTAGGTTACAAAATGATTTTATCACCTTACAACTTCTTAGACGACGATAGCAATCAAGAAGCATTACTATTGTCATTTGCTAAAGACAATGATGTTCAATTGTTTATGGACTTAGACCCAGACATTGAAGCAAGCGATGCAGAAGATGTCATCACAGCTTTAGGCACTACTGTTTCACCTAAGTTAGAACTCTTTGTCAATTCGGGACTTCCAAACTTTACAAGCCAATACTCAAACACACTTCCGTCTGACTTTGATGCCTCTGATAACTTCTTTGGTATTCCTGCTTCTGCTGTTGTGGTTGCCCGTAAAGCTTCTGTATTAAAATCAGAAACTCCTTGGCTTCCTGTTGCAGGAGAAACTTATGGTCTTGTCAATGAATTCACTAAAATTTATAGAAGACTTTCTACCAAACAAAAAAATGATTTACAAGCACTTAACTTAAACGTCTTGTTTACTAAGACAGGTATTGGAAACTTACTAGTATCTCAAAACACATTAGCTGATAGTACCAATAGTGCAAACCCACTTATTCGTAGCCATGTAGTAACCTCAGCTCTCTACATTAAACGTATTTTAAGAAGAGAAGCAGAACGTTTACTATTTGCTCCAAACAATATTAAAACATGGAATCAGTTCTCCTTAAAAGCAACCAGCCTGTTTAATCGTTTGGTCGAACTAGATGGTATTGAAGACTTCTCTGTCCAAATCGGTCGTGGAATTACTATGACTGCACAAGATATTGCAGATGGTAAACTAAAGGTAGTTGTAACATTCTTACCTGTACGTGTAATTGAAGAGATTACATTCAACATCGTTATTCAGGAAACTGAAGACGCATATGTTGTAGAATTTGAAGGAGGCGACTTATAATGGCTAACAATCCAGCTAACTTAAAAGGAAAAATGTCAACAAAAGGTCTTACTGGTTTACTAGGTGATATTCGTAAGACTAATAATTTTATCGTCCACATTGAAGATGTTACAGAGGACGGTAATAGTTTAGATTTAGTAGTTCAACAAGCATTCTTACCACAAGTATCACTTGGTGTATTAGAATTTAGACACGGTAACGATGTTAAAAAATTAGCAGGTATGGCAACATTTGAACAAGGAACTTTAACAATCCTTGATACCTTATCACGGGCTGAATATGATATACTAATGGAATGGTTTTATCAAACCTATAATCCTGAAACTGGGGCAGTAGGTATCGCAGATGAATATAAAAAAACTGGATACGTTACTGAATTCGCAGCTGATGGTCGTTTCCAAAGACGTTGGACTGTAAATGGTATGTTTATTTCTGGAATTAACCCAGGAACTTTAAATGCTGGTCAATCTGAACTTAAAGAAATTTCTATGACAATTCAAATCGACCCAAGCCCAATGAAACCTGTTTACTTTGATGAAGTAGACAACGCATTTTCCGAATAATAAAATACGCTCGTAGCTCGGGTGCTTAGATTAAACTCTGAGTACCCGAGTTTTATTTTAAAGTTAAAAAAGTTTAGATAATAGGAGAGTTATAAATGAATAATATTGACAAAAAAGTTTTGCCCTCAAACGGCTTATTAGAAAATGTACCAAAAGAAGTAATAATTAGAGGCATGAAGGGTAGAGAAATTTCTACACTCTTTAGTTCTTTGACAGACGCTTCAATTGAGCAAGTAATAAAAGATGTCACTGAACCAAGCCTTGACCCAGAAATCCTTTCGGACGAAGACAAGGCTTTTGTCTTACATACTACTCGTGTGTTAACCTTTGGTCCAGAAATAACACAAACACTTAGATGCCCATTTTGTGGTCATATACAAGAGCATGAAATATCCTACGATAATTTTAATGTTACACTTCTAGACGAAAACTTTTTAGAAGAAGAGCTAGTTCTAGATGACAAGACTATTAAAAGAAGAATCGCAACGTCAGAAGTAATTAGCTCAGCTCGTATGTATAAAGAAAAAATGAACCTACCAGATAGTTATTCTTTCATATTATTGCAAGCAGCAAAAATTGAGACTATTAATGGTAAGAAAAAGACAATAGCTGAACTTGTTGAGTATCTTGAAAACTTACCAGGTAAAGAATTAGTAAAAGTTGCTAAGTTCCTAGACTCAAAATTCGGTATTGATACAACCTTTGAAGTTGAATGCAGTAAATGTAAAACAGCATTCACGGGAGGTATAGGCATTAACGCCGACATGTTTCGTTAGCCTCGTAAGTATTTATATTGAAAAAGGTCTAGAAAAAATAGACGAGCTACCACCAGAAACTTTAGAAAGCTTATATCAGGCTAGAGAAAACGAAATCTTTAATCTCATGGAAATGCAGTTTGTTCTGTCTTACTTAGGACATGTTAGTAAATCGGATTCCGATGAAATGACTTGGTTTGAAATACATAACTGGTTTAAGTTGTTAAAGAAACAAAAAGAGGCGGAAGCTAAAAGACAAGAGGAACAAATGTCTAATAAATAACTGAGGTGATTACATGGCTGAAAGAGTACCTAAGACAATTGCTGAACTATCTAGAGTAATAGGTGCTAATTTTAAAACTAGGAAAGAGCTAGGAGAATATTTAAACGAGCTCGGACCAGAAGATTTTAAAAAAGTTATAGCACAAATATCTAAGATTTATCAAGTAGAAGAAGACAGACTAAAAGTAATAGAAAAAATTAATGACGTCTATTTAGACTATTTAAACTTGACTAAAGATTCTAAAAAAGAAGAGAGCGAAGTCTATAGAATTCTTAAAGACCAGCTAGACAATTTAAATGAAAGCTTAGAAGTAAAAAAACAAATTACTCAGCAATCAGAAAAATATGGCAAAGTATTAACTGATGTTGCAGATAAAGCACTTACTAAAATATTGCAACAAAATCAAGAGATATTTAAAACAGCCAAAGATTTACAACTTCAGTCTAACTTAACTTGGAAACAGTACACAGAAATATATGAAGGTGCATTTCAAGCTACTAGACAATTAAACAAAGAAGTAGGTCAATCTATTGCAAATGCAAGAGAAATGATTGAAACCCAAAACTTCTTACTGCAGGGTGGCTTTCGTGGAATCAATCTCGCAGATGTAACCAACATGTCAGCTTCTGCTTTAATGCTTACTAGGACTCTCGGTGATTTTCCCAACGAACTTTTAATAACCTTTCAACGTTCATACAGACAGTTTGGAAGTCAAAATGATGAATTTATAACACAGATGGGGAATAGGCTTAATGCTTTTTCCAATACATTTGGTGTACAAGTTTCAATGCTTACTCAAACAGTTGCTTCAATGTCTGCAGAAAATGCTTTTCTTTTTAGAAATAATATGGCTGCACGAACAAGAGCTGATGAAAGTTTAATGCGTGCTGCAGCTCTTTCAGGAGCCATGAACTTAAGTTCGGCAGCATTTATAAGTGATTTAGCAAGCACATCACAATTTGGTACAATGCAAGAAATGGCTGGAATCTTTCAAGGTGGAGCTTTATTGCAAGGCTTTGACACAAGACAGTTTCAACAAATGATGATTGGCGGACAAGCCGATTCTGCTATTGAAATGCTTTTTAGCTCTATTGGACAAACAATTGGTTCAATTGAAGACCAATATCTAAGAGCGGAATACATGCAACAAATAGGTGGAGCCTTTGGTCTTTCAAGAGATGACATATTAGATATTACAAGCAACTCTGGTAATCTTGAAAAAATCATGGAAGAACTTAGAGACAAAACTATTGATGTTGACGACTCAATGCTCGATGAGCTTAGCGGACTTAAAATGTCTCTTGTTGACCGTGCTGAAAACTGGTGGGTTAGTACAAAGTCTTCCGAAGGCATATCAAAAGTATTACAGGATTTGGGACTTGTAGGAGTTAGTGGTTCTTTAAAATATATTTCAACTGTGTTAACTACTATTGCAGGCAAACAATTTAATGTTGGTTCATTGGTTGGAAATATGCTTACAGGCGGTGGCGGTGGTGGTGTATTAGGTGGATTCCAAGGACTAGGAAATCTAGATGGCGGTAAGCTAACATTAGCAAACGCACCCTGGACTTCTGGTACTGCAGCAAAAGGTATGTCTGGTATGGCTAGACTTGGCTTAGGTGCAGGTGGTGCTGCTCTCGGCATTGGCTCAAACATTGCTGGTAGAAGCATACAGATGAACACTAATATGAGCAATACAAGTGCTAATGTTCTTGGTGGAGCAACGAATGTTCTTGGTGGTGTTTTTGGTGGTGCAATGCTTGGTCAAGCACTTATTCCAGTTCCCCTAGTTGGTGCTGCTATTGGTGCGGGTGTAGGAGCTATCGCTGGTGGTATTAATACCTACATTGGAGCACAGGAAAGAAAAAGTGCTATGCAAGAAATGGAAGACCAACAAAGACAAGCAGCAAGAAATAGATTGCAAGCATCTTCACAAACAGGAGACCCAGTTGTTGATGCTATTAATAATATGAACGCAAACCTGACAACCGTCTTAAATGGAAACTTCTCTGAAAGTATTAAAATGTCATTTGTCCTCGATACTGCAAATAGAACATCAGCAGGAAATTAGGTGATTTGATATGGCAAATACAAGAGAAGAGTTTTCAAAAAAACCCTGGTCAACAGACCAAAGATTTACTAGAAACTCCATTGAATTTTTAAACAACGAAGTAAAACAAGCATATATCAAAAGATTTAATAAAGAGCAAGAGCTATATATTTTTAATGTCAATACTCTAGAAGAAGTTAGCTTTAAACTTATTCCAGACCAAATGGCAGAAAGTTATAGCTCTAAGGTTGTCTCTATTTCACCTTTTGGAGTCATCACCCCCATTAACTTTTATGTGGGTGGTAGTTCTAAGTCAATCTCGTTTTCATTCAATATGCATGAAGACTTGCAAAGTATTGGTGGCTCAATATATAATTTAGTAACAACTTTAGAAAACATGGTAAAGCCCGTGTTTCGTAACAATAGACTCTATGACCCTCATATAGAATCATCTTTCTCTTACAACAAACCATTTAGAAATGGACGCTTTATTAGTGTTGACGTCTCAATGTCATTCACATTTCATGAAGAGTTTGACACAGACCCAGTTGTATTAAACGATACTTATGCCCAAGAACTTTCCCCCTTTGCATTAGATAGTACAATAACAGAAAGCTACGTATCCGTAGATGACTTTATAAAATTTCAAACAGACCCAGACTATTTTATCACTCAAGTATTTGGGAATCAAAAGTTTAAAACTTACTTTAATGCAGTATTTACAACTATTGAAGAAGCATCTATTTATGGTGACGCTGCAGCAAGGGCTAGACTAGGATTTAGAAATGAAGATGAAAGTGCAAGTTTTAATGAAAATCTTCAGTCTTCTACTATTACAAACTTAGCTAATGGTCAAAGGGTAGAAGAGTCTTTATATTTTTCAAACCCCTTTTCTTTATCTCTTTTGGAACTATTCTTTAACTTAAGAGGAGTTATGTTTACAGTTAGAGATGAAAACATTGGTAGATTTTTGACAGCCTATGAAAACCTAAAAAATGCCTTAAATGAATTAAGAAGAGATTACAATACTTCATATACAACAAAAACTACAGGTAGTGTTGCTTCTACTGACATAGAAGCTGGTATTGGCTGGTACAGACAAAGAACTAAAAAAACTTCTGGAAGTGTTTCTGTCGAATTTGTTGTCATTAGAATGTCAGATGCTGAAAGGGCAGCATTTGAAGAACTTTTAGATTATTTTGAAAGAATCTTAGAAGACCAAATTAGATTCTATGAAAGCTTAAGAGGGGCAGGTAATTAATATGTCCGCAGACTTATATTTTGTCTATAATCCAAGAAGTATTAACGCTATGAGTAGTATAGAGATATCAATGCCCTTTATTCCTGATACAGTAAAATATAGCTACTCACCAAACTTCCAAGAGCAAAGTCTACTAGGAAGAACCTCTCCCGTATTTTTATACCAAAACGGTTCTAAGAAAACATATGGGTTTTCTATTGTTGTTCACGAAGATATACTTAATGAAGCTACAATAACTAAAGGTGGTCTTCCTCAAAGACCTAGAACACTTATTGAACTAGTAGATTACTTAAAAATGTTAGCCTACCCTATTTCAGAAAACTCCATTATCTTCTTTCCTCAAGTTTACTTTCAATTAGGAGAGCTTGCAGGCTATGGGATTGTCAACGTCTCTGTTGATTGGAAGAAACCTTTTAGGGACATGAGATACATAAATGCTACAGTATCTTTTGAAGTAACAATAGAAACTCCTGTTAGAATGCCTACTGAACCCTCAGTAAGAAGTCAACAAGTAGGTTTTGAAAGTTTAGTATACGACTATAAAATAAGATATGACTTAACACAAGACCAAGCTGAAGATGTTGTTCGTAATCTCGGTTCAGCATACACAGGCTCAGTTGAAGACTTTATCAGAGAAAATGATTTTTCAGATAACGTCAGAGAAGTAAAAAGAAATATAGCAATAGAAAACTTTGACTATCAAGCCGAAAGAATTAAAAATATATATGATACATTTAAAACATCAACAGGCTTGGAAATTATATCAGACTTAGAAATATTTAATACAGTAACAAGTCTTAAATATGAAGACTTAATAACACCTGATAAAACGGAAGCAGAACAAATTAAAGATATTAAGGACGCATTTAGAACATATTTAGATTACTATTACAACAATGAAAGAACAACCATGACTAGAGATGAATATTTTCAAGTGTTAGATAGTGTGTTTCTTATGTTAGAAAGATTGCAAGAATACGCAGAGGAGATTTACGGATATGGCGCAAGCGGTTAATGTTATATTAGATGTTGGCGATAGTAGATATGACCTCAATCAAATGGGTTTAGTCAGCATGAAATTCAATAGATTTATTGGCTCAACACAAAATGCTACTTCAGGTATATTAAGTGACATGACTATTACTATGTTTGATAAAACAGGTTCACAACTTCTTGCAATACTACAAAAAGCACAAAACAGTATTTTAATTTCTTATGGATTTGAAAACAACCTTTCAGAAGTTTACAGATTGGACTTACTAAAATTTAATTCAACATACAATAATCTTGGCTCTATGGTTTCTATCAATGCTATTGGTAATCAAATTAATCGTAAATATGAAGCTGAAACCTATCCTGCGGGAACAAATATAAGAAATATAATTGAAATAATGGCTAGAAGAAACAATTGGTTTATTGGACCACCAAATAGTGAAGAGTTTGTTGACATAGATTTAAAACTAAATAAAACTGTTTTTAAAAGTCCTGACCAAACTGATATGCAATTCCTCGAAAAAGAAATACTACCTTTAGCAAATCAAAGTGCTATAGATTTAACTAATGCTTTTAGAACATCATTCTGGGACATGCAGTTAACTTATATAAATGGTAAGCTGACATTCTTTTTCAGACCCTACTCCTATCGTGGTAGCGAAAGACGTATATGGTCATACTCATACGGGACCTCAGCAAATAACGCTATCGTCTCTCTAACAAACTTTATTGACTTTTCTTTCCTCATCAGAGGGTTATCAATTCAAGTTCCTATGACAGCCGTTGACGCCCTTGTCCTGAACGAAGAAGATTTACAGGAAAAAGTGGAAAGTGTTATTAAAAATAAAATTGAAGCTGTTGCTGAATACTTAGAGGAAAATAATATAGCCACACTCAATCCTCGAAACTTTTTATGGAATGTTGAAGTTGTTCCATCAGAAGATATAGGTGACCTAACAGTAGAAGAAATTGTCTTAAACGAAGTAAAAAGAGTTATAAATGCAATTAGCACAATCGAACTAGAAGTTATAGGGAATCCAAAAATAATGCCTACAGATTTAATTGACTTACTTGTTATGAATAAAGACGGTACACCTAACATAATATCATCAGGAAACAGCAGCTATTGGCGTGTCATCGGCATTGAAGAAAATATTGGATTAGCAGGATACACAACAAAGATGAAGCTTGTTCGTGAAGTAGTTAACTTTAATACAGATACTTCTGGTAGTCAAGGTGGCGGCGGAGGATTTGTAGAGCTCGCTCCAACAGAGTAGATTTAGGAGAAAAATATGGCAAACTTAATGACAAACATCTATATTGGTTACGTTGAAGAAATTATGTATAAAAACGGAAAACCAACATTAGAGTTAAGAATACGTGTCCCAAGTATACATGGTGCAGATGAAAGTAAAGGTATTAAAAAATCCCAACTTCCCATTGCTAAACCTATTATTACACCAGGGACTAGCTTTAACGACGTACAGCTTGTCGAAGAACTGCAAGCAATTAACAAAGTTTATGTTATGTTTGAATCAGGTGATAATCAAAAGCCCGTGTACTTCGGTGTTAAGGGCAATGAAGACCTGTATACAATACCAAGCTTTTCCTCTACATGTGCAAGAGCAAACGTAACCTTTGTACAAACCACAGACCCAACAATAGAGAACGATGTAATTGATGGAGACCTTTGGTTTGACATATCAGAAAATTAATCTATTAAACGAAAAGAGCTGATATTATGGCAATTAATAAAAAAATAAAAGATTTAAAAGGGCACGTCAATGATACTAACTTTATAAAAGCTCAGTATACAGTACCCTACGGAATGAAAGACAATAGTCGTTATAAACACATTGACGACTTACTACTTGACGACGACAAGGTAATTAAATCAACATTAGGTCCTGTAAACCTAAGTATTTATCCATATGAAGGAACAGAGATGTACACAGTTACGTCTGCAGATGAAAATAGAATTGACATTGTAGCGACAAAAGTCTACGGCTCTGCTTCCTTATATTGGGTTATCTGCTATATGAATAGTATAGAAGACCCTTTAAACTTACCTGTCGGAACTATTTTGTTTACACCGCCAATTAGTAGTTTAAGAAAATTCCCTAACCCACTTTCGTAAAAGGAGCACACTATGATAACAGGTGTTGATTATAAAAGAATATTTAATAATTCAAAAGGTGCTAACCTAGAATTTGGAGTAGAAATGATTGCTGCAGAGCTTGAATTATTATTAGGATTTAAAAAGTATTCCTTATTTTTTGGAAATGATATGGGTCTAGACCTAGAAAAATATCTAGGCTTGACAAATAGAACAGCAACGTTTAATCTAATTAAAGCAGACATCGAAGATTTGTTTGCAAAGTATAGACGTGTAAAACTTAGAAGAATAGAAATGGACTTTGACGGTTCAAGTAATTCAATAATTATAAATGTTACAGTGACAATGTCAGGTAATTCCTTCAATGAAATTACCATACCATTGCGTGTACAAAATTAGGAGTGTCCTTATGCCAACTACACAAGCAATAGAAAAAGTAAAAAATCTTATATTTGAACGCCTATCCTACACTAATCAGGATTATAATAGTATTATTACTGAATTAATTGAATTGTTACCACAGATTTCTCCAAACTGGAATAACGTTTCTGAAGCAGACATTATTTTTATAATGCTTTCCTTAATGGCAGCACATAAAGATATTCTTAATTACATGATGGACTATCGTGTTTTAGAAGGCTATATGTCTACTGCAAAAGAGAGAGCTTCTTTAGTAAGAATTGCTAATTCTTTTGGTTACAAGATTCCAAGTTTCAGAGCAGCTAAAGCAAACCTAAGAGTTTTAGATAATCAAGCGGGTCTTTCACCGTTTACCATTAGACCATTTGACAGACTTATTGATAGTGCTAATATTAGTTGGGCTTACATCGGTGAAGAAAAAGAAATTGTAGAGTCTGAAACAATTGAAGTTTTTCAAGGTATTCCAACTTCGGTTTCAATTTCCTTTGCAAATGTCGATGAACAAACGAAAACACATATTGTTTCAAACCAAAGCATCGCTATTGGAAACAATGCAAATGATAAAGGTTGTTCTAGTCTTATTGTTTCTAAAAGTGGTGAAGAAGATATTATTTTTGAAGAAGTCGACAACATCTATACATATGTTGGGGATTCAAACTTAATATATCAATTAGCCGTAGACCCTCAAGGGATTACTTACATTAAATTTTTAGATACATTAAATAGACAAGACTATGATGGCTATACAGCTGAGTTCTTCTATCTATTAACGCAAGGACCAAACGTTACGTCTATTTCAACTGCAAATTCCTTACTCCCAGACAGTTCTGACCCATCAGTTAATGCACAAGTAACATTTGGTGAGCCTCTAGAAGGATACGATTTTGTTCTTGGTTCTTCTCCGTCTACAGCAACACAAATTAGAGAAGGCTTCAAACGTTATTATGCAGGTTCTAATGCACTCGTAACTTTAGAAGACTATAGAAACTTTATTTTGTTTAGACAAAGAGCAGTGCTTGGCATTACTAAATGTCTTGTCATTGATGGTCAATCAAGTACAAGACCAGAATTTCAAGGTAATTCAATCTTTGTCAACAACCCAGGAATATATGTTATGAAAGGTCTTGAAATCTTAGACAACGCTGACGGAGAATTAAACGCATTAAGAAATGAAATTAATAAGTTTAAAGTAACAGGAGTTATTCCAAGCATTAATGGTGAACAAATTGATGGTCAAAACGTTGGAGCACAATTACAAGCAGCAAACGTTGTTGTCTTTATAAATAAAATCCCAGAGGCATCAGCGGAAAAATTTAAAGCTCTAATTGCAAATTATATCAATAGCAAAGAAATTGGAGCAACTCTGACTACAACAGAAATACTTAACGTTATTAACACTAGTGAGTTTGCACCAAACTTTGAAGGCGTAGGTATTTCAATTAGACTTTCTTCAGGTGGAGTCGAAAGTAGAACACTACTTGAATTCACCTATAACCAATATTTAGTATGTAATACAGTAACAGGAGTTCAACAAGCTAGTAGCCTATAGGAAAGGAGTAACGATATGACAGTTAGACAATATGTCGACCAAAATTTTACAGACATTGAAAAAAGCTTATTTGATTATATCCTAAGCTCCTTTCCTGAATCAGTGCTCGTCATTGAAGGCAGTGAGTCTGAAGATATACTTGCTTTACTTGCAACACTTGCTAAAGTGTTTGGTAATAGCAAAGAGTTAATTTTAAACTTAAAAACTGGACATAGTATTGAAGAAACAATTAACAAGATAGAAAATAATTATCTTGCCGAAAATAATGAAAACTTACTATTGACACAAGCGGCAGACTTAAAGTATCATAGACTTTCAGATAACATAGAAACTTCTGAACTAGTTGACCGTCTTCTAGAAGAAAAACCTTTTGTTCTAGATTACTATAACCTCTATAAAAATAGGGGAACATTGACAGCCATTACGCAAATACTTACAAAGTTTGCTGTCTTTTTAGGTAAAGATGATTTACCATTTAACATCTTTGAATCAAGTACCGAAATGGACCTTATCATTGAAAATGTTGGTCGCATTGAAACTTTTGGTGATTTTGAGCAAGGCGATTTTAATTATGAGATAGGCGAAGAGACAATTGAAGTTGTCCCTATTAAAAAAGATAGCATACTTTATGATATGCTAATGAAAATTAAACCTGTTGGACTCACCTATAATATACTTTTAAGATATGCCTCAAATGTTATTTTAAACTTAATTGATGATAGAGTTGTTGGAAAAGAAGGTCGCATAAGCTTATTGCAACCACAAGTATATGCAAATCAAACTTTGTTAACAGCGAATCAAATGCAACAGGTGAATGGGAAAATACAATAACTTCCCTGTCTACTTTAGATGACGTTCCTGATAGTGATGTTCGTTCAGTAGAATTTAGTCCAGATGGAAACTATTTGGCTATGGGTATAAATTCTAGTACCACCTTTTCTCATGAAGGACAGCTTCTCAATGTCCTTATCTATGAAAAAAACGGAGATATTTTTACAAGGTTAAAAGATACAAATATTGTACTTCCAGGTTCTACCGGTCCTAGGCAAATAGCGTTTAGTCAAAACGCAGCCTATTTAGCAGTCGTTAATTCAAATTCTCCATATGTTTTTATATTTAAAAAAGATGGAAATACATTTACTAAAATTTCAGACCCAGAAATTTTACCCCCTGATACAGCATCAAGCGTTGCATTTAGTCCAGATGATACATATTTAGCAGTAGGGCATCTTGACTCACCATTCATTACCATTTACAAACGAGATGGTGACACATTTACAAAATTACCAAACCCCAATATTCTCCCTACAAATTTTGTACTTGAATTACGCCAGCTGATACAGTTTTAGGTGTAGACTTTAGCCCAGACGGAAATTATTTAGCAGCTTCACATGAAGATTCTCCATTCGTCACTATATATAGTAGAAGCGGAGATACATTTATAAAGCTTAACAATCCAGCAACACTACCAGCAGGTAGAGGCTGGGACGTAGATTTTAGCTCAGACAGTAATTTTTTAGTAGTAGCGCATGACCTTTCTCCGTTTATTACTATTTATCAAAGAACAGGTAATACATTTAGTAAGCTTAACAATCCGGATATTTTACCAGCAGGAGATGCCTCAGGAAAAGTATCTTTTAGTCCAAATGCAGATTATTTAGCAGTAGGACACGAGCCAGCTTCTTTTGGTGGAAGTGGTCCATTCCTTAGTATT